TGTCAGAAATTGAACGGGTAAGCAGTAACAAAGAGAGGTTTCCTCACTTTGACATGGTTCGGGAAGATATGGCTCAATTACTTGAGAGAGGTATAGCCCAAGACCTTGAAACGGCTTACGCCAAAGCAGTGCGTATCAACGATGAAGCGTACAAACTGGATCAGGATAGACTCCTGAAGTCAGCAAGTACCCAAGCATCTAAGGCACAGCAAGTAGCTAAAGCTAAAGCAACTGCTGTTAGTCCGAAGTCCGTTACTCCTAGCGGTCAGGTGTCTAAGACAGATGCAAAGGATAGACGATCCTTACTGATGGCTAATTTAGCCGATGCAGAGGGTGGTCGGGTTTAACTTAACTTAATAAAGGAAATATCATGGCATTCGCAAATAGCGCAATCACCGATATTATCGCTACCACCATTCAAAGTCGTAGCGGAGTATTAGCAGATAACTTAACAGAAAACAACGCAATTCTTCAACGATTGAACTCCAAAGGTAATGTTCGCCCATTTTCGGGTGGTAATGTGATCTTGGAAGAAATCATGTACAACGACCCAGCAACCAACAATGCTAATAGCTATAGCGGTTACGAAGTCTTGAACATCACTCCTGATAGCCCAATCTCGGCTGCTCAGTTCAGCATTACGCAGTACGCTGACTCAGTAACCATGAGTGGTCTAGAAATGCTACAAAACAGCAGCAAAGAAGCAATCATCGACCTGTTAGATGGTCGTATGCAAGTTTCTGAAGCCCGTCTGTTGAACCGCATTTCAGGTGACTTGTATGGTGACGGAACAGGTAATGGCGGTAAGAACATTACAGGTTTAGCCGCTGCTATCAGCACTTCACCTACTACTGGTACATACGGTGGTATTAACCGTGCAAACTGGACTTTTTGGCGTAACCAAGCAACAACTGGTGCTAACACCGCTGCATTGATCCAAGCCGCAATGACTGACGCTGCTATCAAATCTGTTCGTGGTAACGATAAGGTAGACCTTATTATTGCTGGTAACACTTTGTATTCACGCTATGTAGCTTCTTTGCAAGCGATTCAGCGTATTGCTGGTGTAGACGAAGGTGCAGCAGGTTTTGCATCCCTCAAGTTCTACGGTGGCGGTATGTCTGCCGATGTGGTATTAGGTGGTGGTATTGGCGCACAAGAAAACGCATTGTATATGTACCTCTTGAACACCGATTACATCTTCTTCCGTCCACACAAAGAGCGTAATTTCGTTCCTATCGGTGGTGAGCGTCAATCGATTAACCAAGATGCAATCGTGAAGCTGTATGGCTGGGCTGGTAACTTAACTTGCTCTAATGCTTCACTCCAAGGTATCTTGACAGGCACTTAATCAACTGACTAATTAAAGGAAAATTATCATGTCATATTCAACTCTCCCCATCGCTGGCGTAGATTTAGGTGAAAATGCTTACACTAACTTAAATTCCGCTGGCACAGCAATTCCAACTATTGGCCCACTCGGTCTGCAAACTTTTGGCGCAGATGGTTTCCGCTATGTGTTTGCACAAGCAGGTGCGGCTATTGGTGCATCGACAGCAACTTGCTCAGTAAACGCTTCAACCTTTGTAGCAACTGCTTCAGGTGGCACATACCTGTCGGGTGCTTCTATGGCATCAGGCGATTATGGCTGGTTTAGCAAGGCTAGTGTTTAATAGCAAAATGTAGTAAAAACAGGGGGTTACCTTTATTGGTAGCCCCTTTTTTCCTTTTAACAACCTAATACCTTAGGAGAATTAAAAATGGCTTTACCTTCAGATACACAAGGAGCAGATTCACGCCTACAAGTACGCTTTTACAAGAAATCCGTACAACAAGAACAAGAATCCATAGACGCTGGCAGACCAATCTTCAAAGACTTTGATTTTGTGCAAATCTGCGTTGCTGGCGATACCCTAACCGAAATCGACACTTATGCGTTACAAAACCATAAGACCCGCTTTCCTATTCAATGGGCTAATTACATGAATAGACAAGGAGCGCACGATGAGGAATTAGTAGGAACGCCTATAGCAGAATGGCCTTTAGTATCAAAAAGCCAAGCTGAAGAATTAAGGGCAATTAAGTTCCAAACGGTAGAATCTATTGCAAACGCTTCAGATCAACAGTTACAGCGCATGGGAATGATTGCAGGAATGTCACCTTATGCGTTTCGTGACAAGGCAAAGGCATTTTTAAATCTAGCAACAAGTTCAGCAGAAACCGACAAGCGTGAGCATGAAATTAACGTTTTAAAAGAAGAACTTGCCAAAAAGGAACTAGAAACTGCTAAAATAAAAGCAGAAACAGATGCGAAGTTAGCCTTAATGCAAGAGCAAATGGCTACTATACTTGCCGCTGTTGGTGAAAAGAAAACCCGTAAAAAAGCGGTAGCCACAGAGGAAGTTTAATATGTCATCAACGATGCTCCAACTAGTTCAGCAGACCACTAGCGAACTAAACCTTGCTATCCCCACTTATGTGGCGGGTAATACTAATCAGGATGTTCAACAGGTTCTAGCCTTAATGAATCGTCAAGGCTATGACTTGGTAAAAGAATACGATTGGCAAGCTCTACAGTTGGAGTATCGGTTTTATACCGATGCACAGACTTTTGTAGGTTCTACAGTAAGCAACGCTAGTTATAACATTATTGTTACAGGTGACGCTACAGCCCTAAATAGCAATTACACCATTACAGGCACAGGCATTAACCAAGATACCTATGTGTCAAGCGTAACTTACAACGCAGGCACAGGCTTATCTACTATCGTTATGAGCCAGTTGGCTAGTGGTACATATACCAGCGTAACTTTTACCTTTTCGCAGACTAAGTACCCCTTACCCAATGACTTTGAAACCATTACGGATAATACCCATTGGGACAAAACAAAGCATTGGCAGATGCTTGGCCCTGAAGATGCTCAACAATGGCAGTGGCTTAAGTCGGGTTATATATCAACAGGCCCACGGATTCGTTGGCGTATCTTAGGTGGTCAGTTCCAAATTTGGCCACCATATAACACACAAGAGTATTTAGGCTTTGAATACCGCTCAAAAGGCTGGGCTAGAAGTGCTGCTGGTGCAGTTAAAAACAGCTTTACTGTGGATACCGATACGACCATATTTGACGATACAGTCTTGGTTTTAGGTACAAAACTTAAATATTTCCAAATCAAGGGGTTTGATACTACTGCCCTACAAGCTGATTATTACCGCTATTTGAATGTTGCTAAAGCCAACGACAAAGGCTCTGCTACCCTATCGTTTGCACCATACCCAAGCAAAGTCTTAATTGGTTACGCTAACATTCCTGATACTGGCTACGGGTCATAATGGCGGTCGCTCAACAAAGAAGGGCAGTTACCGCTTCTCTACCATCCCCTATTGGGGGTTGGAACGCTAGGGATTCGCTTGCTGAAATGAACCCCTTAGATGCGGTTCAGATGGTTAACTTCTTTCCTACGCCTACGGATGTAACCCTTAGAAAAGGCTATACCAAGACCTCTACAGGCATCACTGGGGCGGTTTTATCCCTGATGAGTTACTCTAGCCCTACGACTACCAAGTTGTTTGCTGCGACCTCTACGATTATTTACGATGCTAGTACCTCTACGGCTACCTCTAGTCTTACAGGTAACACCGATGGTAAGTGGATTCATTCCATGATTACTACTGCGGGTGGCTCGTTTATGCCAGCCGTCAACGGGGCTGATCCGATGGTGGTTTATGACGGTACAAGATGGTCTAGAAGTGCTACAACAAACACCGCACAGACTATTTCGACCATTACTAGGGGTGGAACGGGTAACCTAACAGCTACCCTAACGACTGCAAGTGCTCATAATCTTGTTACAGGTAACACCATAACAGTAGCAGGTGCAACACCCGCAGAATTTAATGGAACTTACCGCATTACTGTAACGGGTGGATCAACCCTCACTTATACGATGGCTACTGCCCCAAGCGGTGATGCAACTGTTGTAGGCACTTACACGATTAATTACTTTATTACAGGTCTAAATTCCAACACATTTGCCTATGTAAACCTGTTTAAAGAGCGTCTTTATTTTGTAGAAGAAAACTCCCTAAATTTTTGGTATTTACCCGTAGATTCAATTAATGGGGCGGTTACCAAATTCCCCCTTGGTGGCATCTTTAAGAACGGTGGTTACTTACAAGCAATGGGGACTTGGACTATTGACGCTGGATACGGGGTGGATGATTTAGCGGTATTTGTCACAAGTAACGGGGAAGTCGCTGTTTACAAGGGTTCTGACCCATCTGACCCGAATGATTGGGCTTTGGTCGGTATTTGGAACATTGGACAGACTTTTGCCCGAAAGTGCGTGTTTAAGTACGGTGGTGACATCTTGTTATTGACCCAACAAGGATTAGTTCCCCTATCCGCAGGACTTCAGTCCACCCGCTTAGACCCAAGAGTTAACATTACAGACAAGATTTTCTTTGCTATTAGCCAAGCGGCAGACCTATATTCTGCTAATTTTGGCTGGCAGATTAACTACCTCGCCAAATACAATATGTTGCTTGTTAATATCCCCGTAACTGGCGGGTCAGAACAATATGTCATGCACAACATCACAAAGTCATGGGCTAGGTTTACCAATATTTCAGCAAATTGTTGGGAACTTAGTGGTGACGATATGTATTTTGGTGGCAACGGCTTTGTAGCTCGTTTTTATGACTCTTTTTCTGACGATACCAACAATATTAGTGGTTTTGTCCAACAAGCCTACTCGTATTTTGACACTAGGGGGCAACAAAAACGCTTTACCATGGTACGCCCTATTCTACAGACAGATAACGGCTTACCGACCGTTCTATGCGGTATTAGCACCGATTTTGATACTGTACCATTAACCAGTCAAATATCTTTTAACCCAAACACCCTTGTTATTGGGGTTTGGGATACATCGACATGGGATAACCAAAATTGGGGTGGTAACTTAGTCGTTAGTAAGTTTTGGCAAGGCGTAACAGGTTTAGGTTATGCAGGATCAATTAGTATGAATGTTGCATCACAAGGTATCGATTTTCATTGGGCAAGTACCGATTTTGTAATGGAACGAGGTGGAGTTATTTGAGGACAGTTACAACTGATAATCAACGCTATTTAGGCGAATGGTTAGTCAGAATCCTTAACTTTCCCCTACCTGAAACCACCCAATGTATCGGGCAGATGAAGGATGGTAATTTAGTAGCAGTAGCGGGATACACCAATTTTATGCCAAAGGCGTGTGAAATTCATATTGGTAGTGTTGGTGAGCATTGGGCTAGTAAAGATTTTATATGGGCGGTGTTTGATTACCCCTTTAATAAACTCGGTGTTAGCGTTATACTAGGTCAAATCTGTAAGGACAATGAAGATGCCTTACGATTAAACCGACACCTTGGTTTTAAAGTGGTAGCCGATATACCTGATGCCCACATGAGTGGTGATTTAGTGATTATGGCTATGAGAAAAGAGGAGTGTCGGTTTCTTAACATCCGATGCTCTCTAAACAAGGGAGAATAGTATGGGTGGTGGTGGATTTTTAGGATTAGGGCCTGCTCCGAGTGCGCCTGCACCCCCTGATTACAGGGCAGCGGCACAAGAAACTGCGTCAGGCAATATTGAAGCGGCACGGGTTGCTACTGCGGCTAATCGGGTTAATCAAATCACGCCATACGGCAGTCTTAAGTACGATATTACTGGTTCTGATCCTTATGGAAACCCTACTTATACCGCTACACAGTCGTTAAGTCCTGCCCAACAACAGCTTTTAGACTATCAAAACCAAGCTAGTATTGGATTGGGAAAACTTGCAGGTCAAGGTTTAGGGTATGTAGAAAATATGCTACAAACCCCGTTTGATACAAGCAAACTACCGACCACAGGGTTTAATCCTAGCCAAAGCTATCAAGATGCGTATATGCAACGCCTTGCCCCACAGTTACAACAAGGGCGTGAACAGTTACAACAACGATTGGCTAACCAAGGCATAGATATTGGCTCTGAGGCGTATAACCGAGCCATGATGCAACAAGCCCAGCGTGAGAATGACCTTCTCTTAGGGGCAACTACCCAAGGCTTTGGTGTTGGTCAACAAGCCCGTCAGTCTGCCCTACAAGAACAAGCCTACCTTAGAAACGAGCCATTAAACACCCTATCTGCGGTGCGTACAGGCGCACAGGTACAAGGCCCACAATTTGTTAATTCATACAACCAAGCAACAACGCAAGGCCCTGATATATTAGGTGCATCACAAATGGGATACAACGCCCAAATGGGTGACTTTAATGCTAAACAAGCCGCCCAAGCTAACCTTAATCAAGGTTTGTTTAGTTTAGGCGGTTCAGCAATGATGATGTCAGATATAAGACTTAAAGAAAACATTAAACCTGTAGGCGTAATGCCTAACGGCTTGACCCTTTATAGCTTTGAATATGTTGATGAAATTAAATCCCACCCATTAGCAGGCGAGGGAGTCCATGTGGGCGTGATGGCACAAGAAGTAGAACAAGTATTTCCCTATGCAGTTAAAACCCTAGATGACGGCTATAAAGTCGTAGATTACGGACTATTACCATGAATATGTACAACCCCTACATTCAACAAATGCCACAAACCCAAGATTTAGGTGGGTTAAATCCTGTGTATCAAAACATAGCCGCCCAACAAGCTATGCAACAACAGGCTTTACAACAAGGTATGGGCTTGACTAATCAAGCGGGTATGACTGTTGATGGCAAACAAGCTGGGGCTGGTTACAGCCAACTAGCTATGGCTAATGCCTTACGCAAACAACAAGACCAACAAAGAATGAATATGGCTAATGCAGAAATGTCGGCTTATAACCAAAGACCTGCACAAAACTATTATTCTGCTGGCATGAACCCGATGGACATTCCAAGCGATATGGATTATTGATATGGCTCAACAAGTACCCATGATAAATGTAGGCGGTAGTAATCTACCCCCTGAAATAATGCAGCAACAGCAGGCGTTAAACCGCCAACAACAGATGGCTCAGTTGCTAATGCAACAGGGTCAATCTATGCCGTCAGGACAAATGGTAAGTGGGCGTTATGTTGCACCTAGTTTCTTTCAATACGCAGCACCTTTATTCCAAACCTATGCGGGTAAGAGCCTTGCAAGAGAAAGTGATGCAGAAGCCGTTAAATTAGCTGAAAAATTGCGTAAAGGCGAAACCGAAGCACTTGCTGATTTTATGAAAATTAAACAAGGTAGACCAGCAGTTGAAGGTGGTATTTATGGCCCTGACAATCAATTAACCATGCAAACCACGCCCGATATGATTGGGCCACAAGGTGAACTTACATCACAATATAGACGAGTAGCCCCTGTAGCTGGCGTAGCACCTAATGCTCTAGCGGCATACGCTAATCTTTTTGCAGACCCAAGATCGCCACAGCGTTTGCGTGACCTAGCGTTTGCTGAGATGACTGCTAAACCTGAAAGCTATACATTAACTGAAGGTGGAGTTCGTGTTCAAGTACAACCTGACGGAACTCATAAGATCGTAGCTAGTGGTGCTGATAAAACTAGTTCCGACTATAAAGACTATTTATTAGCATCAAAAGACCCTATAAATCCATTCAAAGGTAGTTTTGTAGATTACCAAACAATGATAAAAAGGGCAGGTGCAACCAGCATTAATATGCCATCGGGCGAGGAAAGAAAAGCAGGGTTTATGTCTAACATTTTGGACAGAAATTTGTTGCAGATGCAAACTGCTCTTGGCATTGATCCTACTGCGGTTAAGCCAAATGTACCAGCAAGCATAGTAGAAGCCATTACTGGGCCTAATTTGCTGTCACGCAATATGAAGCCAGCACAGCGACAGATTGTTGAGGATTCTCAGCTTGATGTGTTGGATGCGGCTTTGACATTGCGTACTGGTGCGGCATATACACCTATTCAATTAAACGCTATGCGTGAAACTTATTTCCCTGTTTTAGGCGATAAACCTTCCGTCATTACAGCTAAAAAACAACGCTTAGAATCATTGTTAGAAGGTGCGTACATTGCCGCTGGTCGTGCAGTTCCACCTAGAGTATCAGCACCATTACCCCCAGCACCACCTACGGCAAGAGAACAATTAAATATTCCTAAAGTTAATGCTCCTGCTATTACTGCGCCAAAATTTTTAGGATTTGAACCTGCACCTACAGGACAACGATAATGCCAATAGCACGATTTGAAATGCCTGATGGTCGGATTGCTAGGTTTGAGGTAGCAGAAGGAACTACGCCTGACCAAGCGCAAGCCATGATTGCAGAACAAATGGCAACTACAGCATCTCCTATGTCTTTTGGTGAAACTGCTGGTGGTGCGGCTACTGGTAGACCAATTAATCGTGGTCAACGAAACATTCAAGAAACCCCAAGACCGTTAGAGTCGTTTGCGGCAGGTGTTACCAAGTCTGCTATTGATCCACTACTAGGTGGGGCGCAGATGCTAACAGGCGGTCGTAGAGGCGTTAGTGAAGCCGTTAAGCGTCTAGCTGAGGAAGGTGAAGTATATTCAGAAGCTAATCCAGCATCCTACGGCTCAGGGCGTGTGGCTGGAGTCGTATTGCCAGCAGTCGGTATGAGCAAAGCAATAGGCATGATTCCTAGCTTTTCTAGAGTTAACCCATATGTATCTAGTGCGGCTATTGGTAGCGGTACTGGTGCTGTATCAAGTGCATTACAACCAGTAGAAACTGGTGAAACTGGTATGCCGATGTACGAAGAAATGGGTAGAAATGCCCGTACAGGAGCAATGATTGGCGCACCTGTTGGGGCTGTAGCACCCCTTGTAGGTAGGGCTGTAGATTACATTGGTAAAACTGGTAAAGCACTTTTAGAACCCCTTACAGAATCAGGACAAGAAAAGATACTAGGGCGGTTTTTAAGACAAGCCGCAGGTGGTGAAGAAGCCAAGGCTATGCGTAACCTTAGAAACCCCCAACAATTTGTTGCTGGTTCTCAACCTACTGCCGCACAAGCCGCAGGAGTTCCAAGTTTAGCGGCTTTAGAGCGTACAGCTATGGCTACTAGCCCTGTGGCTAGTAATTTAATGGCGCAAAGACAATTACAAAACGCACAAGCACAAGCAGATGCTCTAAGAAATATTGCACCTGCTACAAGAACCTCTAAGTATGTAGACTTTAGAGAAAAAATAGCTGACGATTTGTATAAAGATGCGTTAAAACCACCAAGTTTAGGTAAATTAGACGATGAAACAGCTAAAGAAATTGCTGATTTAACAAAACGACCTGCTATTCAAGAAGCTATGGAAGCCGCTAAAACTAATGCGGCTAATAAAGGAATAAATATTGCTGACCCCGCTGGATCAATGCGTGGTTTGCATGAAACCAAAATGGCCCTAGACAGACAAATTACCGCAGTTAAAGGCAGGTTAGATCGTGACCAAGCTGGTTCAACTAGCGCAGAATTAGATGCTCTTAAAACCGCTAAAACTGACCTTTTAAAATTTATAGAAAGCGACAAAATAAGTCCTACTTATAAGGTTGCTAGGTTAAATTTTGAACGGTTATCTAAACCTATTGACCAGCTTGAGGACATTGCAAAACTAGCGGATAAGTCCATTTCAGCCGAAACTGAAAAAATTTATATATCGCAATTTTCTAAAGGTCTAAAAGAACTTAAAAAATCAGGCGTTTTATCTGACCGCCAAATAACACGGTTAGAAAATATACAAAAAGACTTGGCTAGAACTAAGTTTGCTGACACCGCTGGTAAAGGTGTTGGTTCTGATACGGTTCAAAAGCTGGCTTACAGCAACCTAATGAATCAAACTGGCTTGCCAATATCTGCTACTAATAGAATAGGTAAGTTTGTTTACGGTGATGTTAACGAACAGCTTAAAGATAAACTAGCCGAAACAATGCTTTCCCCACAAGAAACATTACGATTAATGCGATTAGGAAAACAGCAAAAACCTAGCGCAGATGAAAAAACACGCAACGATTTAGCTAGACTTTTAACTATTCAAGGCATTCAGAGAACGGGTCAAGCAATGAACGGAGAAGAACAATGAGTAGAAACGGATCGGGTACATATTCCCTACCTGCTGGAAACCCAGTAGTAACAGGCACAACTATTGCAAGTACATGGGCTAATAACACCATGAATGACTTGGCTTCTGCCCTTACGGATTCAGTTGCCGCAGATGGTCAAACTTCAATGACGGGTAACTTAAATTTAAATAGCAACAAAATTGTTAACTTATTAACTCCAACAGTATCTACCGATGCGGTAACTAAAGCCTATGCAGACGCTTTAGTAGGTGGTACTGGTGCTGGTTCGTTTACAACCTTAACTGTTACAGGTACAACTACCCTTGCAACCACATTAACAGGGGTCTTAAAAGGTACTTCAGGCGTTGTTGCAGTAGCCACCGCAGGAACAGATTATGCAGGTATTTCTACGGCTCAATCATTTACTGCTGGTCAGCGTGGTTCAGTATCCGCATTAACTGACGGGGCAACTATTACGCCTAACTTTAATACAGCTAATAACTTTTCACTAACTATTGGCGGTAACAGAACCTTAGCCAATCCCACAAACATTACAGCAGGTCAATCAGGCGTTATTGTGATTACCCAAGATGGAACTGGTAGCAGAACTTTAGCTTATGGTAGCTATTGGGATTTTTCGGGCGGTACTGCTCCAACCCTAACTACAGCCGCTAGTGCGGTAGATGTGCTTGTTTACTATGTAAACTCTACAACATCTATTACAGCGTCTTTAATTTCTAATATCAGCTAAAAATGAACTTTGAGATTGATCCCGTCAAATACGGTGTACTTTGGCAGAAGGTAGACAACTATGAAGCCAAGTTCGATGAAATGTCTAAAAAGATCGACAAGATGGAAGCCAGTATTGATGAACTTGTTGCAATGGCTAATCGCTCTAGGGGCGGTCTTTGGGTCGGCTTGGGGGTTGTATCTGTTATTAGTTCACTCGTAGGGTTTATTGCACATTGGTTCAGTAAGAGTTAATCAATGTGTCAGATGATCTTGGGTTGTCAGCAGGTGCAAAGGGCATCAGCGAGGGTATAAAGACTGGCAGGGAAGCTGGGCGTGAGATCGGTAAGAACATCGAAGAAGTACAGAAAGAAGCAGTTGATGTAGCAAGACAAAGAGCGCAAGCAAAGATTCGTGAGCGCAGAGAAGCAGAGTTAAAGAAGGAACGGGCTATATTCAAAGCCCTTGAGGAGTACAAGCACCGTAAACAAATTACGGATGAGGAGTACAAACTAAGGGTAGATTTTGTCAAGAAGTACGGTACTAAAGAGTGGGATAAGTTAATACAGATTAAGACTGAAATTGAGAAGCTGGAAAAGGCAGACAAAGATTATTTTGATGCCGAGTTGTCAAAGGTTCGCTCGGTACAGTTTTGGTGTTTTATGGCAGCAGCTTGGATTGCTTATTACATAGTGTGGGGTGGTAAAAAATGAATATGCAAGATGTACTAAAAGCGGTAATACCGATCTTAGTAGCCTGTATAGCATGGCTACTCGGTCAAGTATCTTCATTCCAAACCCGCCTTACTCAAATTGAAGGCAAGATGCCAGCCCTAATTACCTCTGAAGGCATACCCACAGATAGCCCAATATCCGCAGAACGCAGAGCAAAAATGCGTGAGGAAATCTACAAAGAAGTACACGACCTTCATGTGCGAGTTAAATTGATCGAGGAAAGGACTAAAAAATAATGTTTCCACTTACCGCATTAGTTGATGTTGGAATGAAAGTCCTAGACAAGTTTATTCCTGATCCTGAAGCCAAAGCCAAGGCCCAAGCTGAACTATTAAAAATGCAACAAGAAGGTCGGTTAGCTGAGTTAAACGCTGACATGAACGAACAGAACAATATATCTGACCGTTGGAAAGCTGATTTAGGTAGTGATTCTTGGCTATCTAAAAACATACGCCCTATGTCATTGGTGGCTATTTTTGCTGGTTACTTTCTGTTTGCCATGATGTCGGCTTTTGGCTACGATGCCAAAGAATCGTATGTAAACCTGCTTGGTCAATGGGGTATGCTAATAATGAGTGCGTATTTTGGTGGCCGTACCCTAGAAAAAATCATGGATATGAGGGCTAAAAAAGATGAACCTAAGTGAGCACTTTACCCTTGACGAATTAACCCATACGGATCACCGCCAATTTGACAATACGCCTAATGCTTCTGAAATGGCAAATCTTGTGCGCTTGGCTGCGTTTCTTGAGGAAGTTAAGACCGTCTTAGGTGGCAAGCCCGTGATGGTCAATTCAGCCTTCCGTTGCAAACAGGTGAATGATGCGGTAGGATCGAAGGACAGTAGCCAACATCGTGTGGGAACGGCTTGTGACTTTAGAGTACCGAACATGACCCCCGATGAAGTCGTTAAGGCTGTTATTGCATCGGGAATTGGATATGACCAAATTATTCGAGAATTTGACAGGTGGACACATATTAGTATTCCTAGTGTTGCTGGCACTAATCCTCGCAGGCAAGCACTAATTATTGATAAAACAGGTACTAGACCGTACTAAAACAGGTCGGTTAGGTCTACGACCTTCCACAAGTCCTTGGGTACATCGTAGAAGTATTCATCACGGGCTACTGCCCTGTTTGGTACTTCTATCAACGGGCAATCTTTGATCTTATTTGCCCTAATCCAGTAAGCATGGGTCAAGGGTCGGTTTACTACATACATCGTGGTTCTAGGGTGGTTAAACAGCTTATCCTTCCTGTGGGCAATATGGATCGTTTCAAACGGGCAAAACTCCCAATCCCTGACCTCTACCTCAGCATACCCTATATGCTCCCCTTTAAGGCTTAATACAAGGTCTACAGCGTACTTATCGGGGTTTGGTAAGGCATCTATATACCAAAGGTTGTTAAGCCACCTAGCGACCGCATCACGGGCAGGTGGGTCACAGGCATCGTGCAAGGCTTGGTCAAATGCCTTGTACTTCAC